TGTTCGTGTTCACTCTTCTGTTCAGGCTATTGTCCTTCTTTTGTTCACACTGTTGTTCAGTACATTGTTCAGCTTGCTGTTCAGTCTTTTGTTCATCTTTATGTTCACTTATCTGTTCAGTGTATTGTTCACTTTGTTGTTTTTTTATTTCTTCTTTTCCTTGATAAACACCGTAGTTATGGACTTCAACGGTTGTACCATTTTTAGCTTTTTTGGTAGATATCATGCCATCTTTTTCTAATAACTGTAAAAACTTTCTTACTGTATTTCTTGAAACATTCCAACGTTCAGAAAGTTTCAATTCAGACGTGTGAAAACTACCTCTTTTAATTACAATTAATTCTCCACCCATCACTATTTTTTTATCTTTATGATTGGTTAACAAAAGCATATCAATCCACCATTTAAACTTTTGTGAATCATCCCAAATCCAATGATCTATTACTTGTCGATGTAGTTTTATCCATCCACTCATCTAGTATCACCTCTTTAAAACGGTAGACCATCATCTGATATATTAAAATCATTAGCCATATAGGGGTTATTAGGACTGTTTAAACTTTTGTTTTGCAAAGCATTTATATTATTATTTTTCTCTTCTTCTTTTACTTCATATTTTTCAAATATAGGTTCATTTTCATACTTCCAAAATCTTTTTAGTACAGTATTCCATTTTTCTGTATAGTTGTTATATTTACGCTCTAATTCAATATTTATAGCTTTACCTATAATATCCCTTTCCGTAAAACTGAACTGCATGTTATTACCTTTAATTCCTATTGAATTCAATAAAGTAAATAACCAATTTCTTGCATATTCATTTTGTAAATCAGCATTAGCAAAATGAGTATGTTCGCCTTCTTCTCTGTGAGCAAATGTAATTGCAAATTGTGGATGACCATTTTTAGATTCTTTAGCTTCAAAATTCTTGATTTTTACACTGTATTGTCCTGGTTGCAAGTAGTTACCTAATTCTTGTGCGCCTTGTAAATTTAAATTGAAGTTCATAATTAATTACCTTCCTTTTATCCTTATTAGTTTCCGTTTCTGATTGCATTTACAATATCTTTAATACTCGGATTACTAAATTTTTTATTATTAATTTTTATATTGCTTGCATGTCTTATTTTTGTTTCAAACAATGAAGAAGGCTCTGCATTTAAAACGTATTCGAATGTTTTTTCTCCACCATTTTCATGTTCTTCTATAGTCATTCTTGCTAAAACATCAGATTGGCTTACAACTGCTTTTCTTATTTGATCTTGTGCTTCTATAGTGATTGTTGGATTAATCGTACTGCCTTCTTCATCTTTATCTTTATTAATACCTTCGTGTCCACTTATCGCTAAATGAAATTGATGTTTTTGCTGTATTTTAGATATATATCTGTACATACTTACTATTCTTGAGGCGCACTCTCCCCAATCATTGAATGTAGGCTTTCTAACTTTCTCCTGCATAATTTCATCCATGGTAATGTCACGTAATTTTTGTATAGTCTCAATAACTACAATGTTTATTTCTTTTCCACTTTCACGTAGTTGTTGAATAACTTGAGGCAGCATTTTAATGACAGTACTAAAGTGTTTATAGTTTTTTATTTGGATCACTGCTCCGTCCTCTGTAACAGTTGTGCCATCCTCATTTATATCTAATACAAGTGCATTATTATCTTTAGTTAAAAATGTTGTTTTTCCAGTGCCAAACTTGCCATAAATCGCAAACTTATAAAACTTGTTAGCATTTTGTTTGCTAATGTCTTTTACACCTAGTTTTTGTAAAAGATTGGGTTCATTTTTCATCTAATCACCTACTTTTACAGTGTATGAGGTAGGTTTTTGAACTAAGTAAATGCCCTCCAATAACTCGCCATTTGCATCTATTAATTTACCTGTCTCAGTCACATTAAAATCTTTTTTGATATCAGTTTGATTTATCTTTTTACTTACTTTGATATAGTTTGTAAAGCCTCTTTGTTCTAGTTGATCTATAACATTTTGTTCATTACTTATCTGTATTACCTTTGAGCCTTTTCTTGAGGTAACTTTGCCGTAAGGTGTATTTAACTTAAACTTAGCGTCTTTTTCACGTTCTTCTTTAAAATATTCAGTTAAAATATATTCAAAATAACCTTTATTATTTTGAAGTTGTTCAGTTTGTTTATTTTGCCAATCTTTAATGCGTTCAATTTCTTGATTAGCAAGTTGATTAATTTCATTTTCTTTAGCCTGTAGTGCATCTAATTTTTTAAATGCCCAGTTCGCTTGATCTAAGTTAGTTATTTTAAAAGTTTCATCTTGCTGTTCTATTGTTTCGATTTCTTGTTGTTGTAATTGATTCATTAGATTAAGCTCCCTTTTTAATTAGTATTTGTCCACGCATAACTGCAATAATATAATTTTTCATGCGTTCATGTGATTCTGGATAGATTTCAAAAATCTGTAGTAGTTTATTATTCGTTTTATATCTATCGTGGTAGTGTAAAAAATTTATAATTAATACATTTTTAGGTGTCTTTTCAATTTCTAATAAACAGCATTGATCTGTATTCTTAAATTCATTAAATAAGTTTTGATATATGTCGTACATTTTTTGTCTAGTTGTGATTGCCATTGTTGTTTTCCTCCAAAGTTGCTATAATTTAGCTATAAATGATTTTTTAATTATTTTTGACTGTTTGCTAATTGGTGGTTAGCATTCAGTCTTTTTTGTTATTTCGAAAAAATATTTATTAAAAAAGTAATAACTACATATTGCTAGAAATATTCCAACTGTAATCGCAGTAGTAAAATATACTTCTAATAATGACAATCCAATTGCAAATACTTCAAAAGTCAAAATAGCTATAATAAAACTTTTCATTTTTAATCACCTCCCTATCGTGTTCTAGATTTAATTTCTTCATCGTAATCATTTAAAAACTGCTTCATTTTCTTACGATTAAATAGATACTTACCTTTTCCATCTTCATTAACAAATTGAGAAAATGGTTCTATTTTTCTTCTGAAATAGCCATCTTGAATGATGTGTTTGACTATCCAACCTTTTGTTTGTTGATAATATTCAGCCACTTCTTTCAGTGTCATATTCATAGGTTGATGATCTATTAATTCTTGGTATTCAACCTTAGAAATAATGATATGTGTATCTGGAATAGGTACTGTGACATTTATTGTTTGAACCATCTTTTTTCGCACTCCTTTCGTGTATAATTTATTCATCAACTTAAGGTGGTGAATAATATGAATAAAATTTCAAAAGATGAATTGTTAAAAATGTTTGAGCAAAGAAATGCAATGGCTACTCAAAAATTTGATAAATTTCACGCTGAAAGAACAAGCAATTCACCAAACACTATTACTAACAATTTCTTTAAAGCTTTTTCTCAATCAAATGATGAAATGATTTTTCGAATTTTGGATAAACTAGATTTAATTGAGAGATAAATGAGCGTTTTTTGACTCAAACTCATTTATCTTTGAAGCAATTTCATCTAAATTCATATCGAATTTTATTGATTTAGTTTTTAAATGACTCTCAATCTTTGAAACTTTCCAAGTCACAACTGCCATTGTGATAAGGAAGGTTATTTTAATTAGAAACTTCATCCTTATTCACCTCGAATTTTGAATGTTAAGCTAAGTTCCATTTTGTACAGTTTTATGTACATTTTTCTTAAAAAAATATTGTCCTACTTTAGTTGGTGGGATTTCCAAGATTTCACATATTCTTTTAATTTCCCACTGAGTAAAAAAGTTTTTTCCTTGTAGCTTATGATTGATAGAAGTTCTTGATATTGGTATCTGACCGGCTAAAGAACTTTGACTATATCTATATTCAGTCATTCTATCGTTAAGTAAACTGTAATCAAAATCATATCTCATAATAGCACCTCATTTCTGTACGGTTTTCTGTACATTTATATTTAACCATTTTAGTAAAAGTAAGTCAACAAAAATTTTTCAATTTTCTGTACATTTATGTCGATATTTTTATTGCTAAATAATGATATTAATATTATTATAATGACAGGAGGTGTTCAGAAAAATGAACAGTTTCAAAGTAAGATTAAGTGAAGCAATGGCTACTAAAAATATTTCACAATCTGAGCTTTCAAGATTGACCGGTATTGGTAGAAACTCAATTAGTGATTATTTAAATGGTAAATATGAGGCTAAACAAGATAAAGTATTTCTTTTGGCTAAATATTTAAATGTAAATGAGGCTTGGTTATTGGGATATGATGTTGATAAAGAAAGAAGTCTTAATTCTACTACTTCTTCATCAAAAAAGTTCGAAACATTAGCAGCTCATTTAGATGGTGAACTCACCGATGATCAGTGGAATGAAGTTTTAAAATATGCTCAGTATATTATCGATAAAGATAAGTAA